CGCTCTTCGCCGGGGAGCCACAGGATGCGGTGTTCGCTGGGGGCGATCATATGAAGAAGATTTCCGGGGATTCCGGGGCCGCCTTTATCTCTTGGGCGGCATACACGCCCATAGCCATCACAAGGCTCACGACTCCGTCAATGCGCTCCGTGCTGCGTGCCTTGCTGGGCTTTATGTTCCCTGCCGACGTGTCCTGCTGGATAGCGACATTCCCAGCCTGCCACGCCAGCGGAGGATTGCCTCCATGAAGGAGCCTTCCTCCGACGCACGCGGCCTCAACCTGCTTCGACGGCCCGCTCATTGAGCTATAGCCCTGGCCGAATCCTACAACTGAAATGCCGTCGCCTTGCAGTTGATTGGCCAGCTGGGTCGCATTCCAGCGGTCAATAGCGACCTGCCGAATGTTGTATTTCTTGGCGAGTTCGTTGATATCCGACCGGACCCTATCGAAGTCTGTGACGTTTCCATCCGTGACAGTCAGATATCCCTGCCGTGCCCATAGGTCATACGGAACCTTGTCTCTCCGAACACGCTGGTGCATGTTTTCGGACGGTATCCAGAAGTGCGGCTCCACCCAAAAGCGACCGTCTTCAAGCGGAAACAGCATGACGAACGCCGTCGTGTCAAACGTGGTCGCAAGGTCGAGCCCGGCCCAGCACTCGCGCCCCTCCAGTTCAACAGGGCATTCGCAGTTCCCCTGCGCCCAGTGATCCATCCGCAGCCATCGCGTGTCCTGCTCGGTCCACTGATTCAAGTAAAGTTGCCGAAAAGTGTTCTCGTATGTGGGCATTTCAACTGCCCTGGCACACTCGCTCCGCAGGAACTCCAACTTGACCGACACGCCGAGATTAGGATTTGCCTTGGCCCAAGTGCGTTCGTCCTTCCAATCGTCGGAAGGGTCTGCCGCGTAGATCATCGGAAGGAAGGCCGCGTCCTTGATCGCACCGTCCCTGACAGCCTCGGCATATTTCCACACCTCCCAGCAGACGCTCTTTCGGTCATAACCAGCAGTCGTCAGCGCCACGGTCAGCGGGTTGCGTCTCGCACCTTGGCTCGACAACATCACCTCCCACATCTCGCGATTGCTCACGTGCAACTCGTCAAAAATCACAGCATGAGCCGACAGGCCGTGCTGGATTCCAGCCTCGGCAGAAAGTGCTTTGTACGTGGCGTGCGTCGACTCACGCACAATGGCATTGCGGTAGACCTTGAGGTGCTGCCGCAGCGCTGGTGATTGCTCGACGGCGATCCTCGCGGTATCAAAGACCAGACGTGCTTGGTCTCTTGATGCCGCACACGAATAGACTTCCGCGCCCGGCTCGTCTTCCAGAAGGCACCGAAGTGCAATGCCGGCGGCAAGCGTTGACTTGCCATTTTTGCGGGGCAGGGCCAGCAGGCTGGTTCGCACCTTGCGGCGACCGCCCTCCTCGGCAAAGAGAGCGCGTAGGTAGCCACGCTGCCACGGCTCGAGCAGGAACGGCTTGCCGCCCAGCTCGCCCTTGGCGTGCGTGAGGTGCTTTTCAAAGAACCGCACGGCCATGCAGGACGAGCACTTCCCGCACGGCTGCCTATCCGAACATGCGGCGGTCTTCTTCGTCCTGCTCGCTTGCTTGCTCAACGGACGACACCCTTGCCAGCGCGGAGGCCGTAAGCCCGAATTGCTCTGCGAACCGGAGCATGTGGAGCCTGGCGTCCTTCTTTCGATACCATGCCGGGTGATTCATCACGCGACCCTTGTCGTCCATGAATGTCGCACCGTGCTGTTTCAACTCTTGGTCTGCCTTGACCATGTCCGCCAATGCGTCGCAGTAGCAGGCAAGCGTGTGCTGGTGGCGAAGACTCATCACCCGAGAAGCTTCTAGCATCGGGACGATTCGCTGCCACTCTGCTCTGCCGATTTCGCATAGGTATGACGGCGGCTCTGGGATTCCCGACGGGGCATTGATTCCTTTTCCGTGCGGGCCGCGGACCCGCGAGCCTCGCAGTTGCAGAATTGCCTTGGGAGTCGGCTTGCGGCCTTTTGGCACGTAGAAAGCCTCCTGCTAGGGGCCGCCAATTTCAGCCATGCGTATGTTGGCCTGAACGGCAGGTTTAGCTCGTTGAAAAAGAGTTTTGCTAAAAAATGGCCTACCCAGTCACCTTGCCACAGCCTAACCGCAGCGGCAGCTGCCCAGACCAACTAGCACCCTTGCGCACGTTACACCGCAAGCACGCGCACCTCACGTTGTTCCACTGATGCCCGAGAATGCCTGCACTCAGAGGATAAGGGTGGTGGTCAACTGTTGGAGATCTCGGGTGGGCTCGACCGTTCTTTACAACGTACTTCAAGAGCGTCGGCTTGTTGCAGATGTGGCATTTGAAGCCATCTCTTTCAAAGACCGCTGGCCTAGTGACTTTAGGGTCATACGGCACGCCAAACTTGGCGCAGCGTTTTCTGAAGTCGCCGCAGTCCTTCTTGTGTCTGTTTAGAACACACTTGTTGCACGTCGGATTGGATTTCCTTTTTTCAACATTGCCACCGATAAAGTAGATTTTCATTGCCCTTTTGCAGTGATTGCATTTCGCATGCGTGTAGTCTTTTTTTGCGCACGCCCAAGAGCAGTGAGGCAACTTCCATCTAGCAGGCTTTACGCACTGCTCTCCGCATCGCCTGCAAGTGAGAATCTTAGGAAGGCGTTTCAGAAACCTAGCGAAAGACTCAGATGCCAGATGCACTGGATGGCGAGCCGGCTTCTTCAACACTCGACGCCAGAATGCTCCTAATCTTCGCAAGTAAGATGCTTGAGAAAGAGCACCTGCCCTCGCCTGATAAAAATCTGGCGACTGCTTTATGTTGCTTGGCCTGCTTCTCGCCGCGCGGTGAATAGACGACCTATCCCACGCTTGAATGCCAGAATTTCTGGCCGCGTGAAAGCACTTTGGCGAACAATACTTTGCCTTTCGACGGCCTCTCGACGGTCGTTCAATCTCCACGCTGCACATTGAGCACTTGGGCCTCGGTAATTTTTCACGAGGCTTGCTGGGAACTCCCTTCCTTCTGGCGACACTTGCCAGCTGGCCGGCCCTGCGATGCAACGCCTGGCACGCCGACGAGCAGCATTTCTTTTTTTTGATGTCAGCCAAGCCCACTGCAGTGAACAAATCGCCGCAAGCTGCACACGTCTTTTGCTGCGTCGGATCTACGTACCGACCGGCTGCTCGCTCGTGGTGCCTAGCTAGCTTGCAGCACTCTGGGCAGGATGCCCTGTCAGCGCCATAAATGGTTTTCCACGACGATCCGCACTTCCTGCATGCCATAGCCACCTCCGTGTGGTGGCGTCATTGTAACGCACTATCGCGAAGAGCCTCGAGCCTCGCGCATAGTTTTCTGCAGGTGGCACGAGGGGCACAGCGTCTGTCCGTTTGACGTCTCGTACCTCAAGTCGGGCCTTGCGGACACTGGAACGATGTGATCTGCATGATTGGATTCGCTGATGGTCCCGCACGAACGACAAGCGAAGGCGTCAGCCATCAGCACTGCGTGCCGCCATGACCTGTGATTTTTTGAGCAATAGCCACGCGCTGCCGCGTGCGGACGAGACTCTTTAGTCTTCAGTGTCGGGGGCGTGAACGACTCGATTCGCTGTGGCATGGCTCACCTGCACCCTAGATCGTGGCCGCCTCGCGGAACGCCTCGTCGACCTGGGCTTCACTCAGCCCGAGGGCCGCAGCGAGCGGCACCAGCATCGGGTGCGCCCGCTCGACGTAAGGCGCGTAGTCCCACTCGACTCGGCATTCCTCGCGGACCTGTGCGTCAGGTATCGCGTCGATGGCGGCGTCCACGGCGGCGAGGCTAACGCCGTGACGGATCAGCCACAGGCGTATCTGGCGTGCCGTCACGCTGACAGGGACGGCCGGCAGCTCTGGCAGGTCGTCCGTAGATTCGGGCAGCAGCGACCAGTTGCCATCGTCGCGCACACGCGGCGTCCAGCCGGGCCAGGCCGAGAGCATTGCCCGTCGATTCGGAGTGCCGGGGAATGTCCGCGTCTCCGTCGGCGTCTGGCAGTTTCGATAGCCGGCGAACGATTCGTACACGCTGACCGTCCAGCTTGCCTCCGAGAGTCCCGTGATGACTGCCTCGCGGTCGCTTCCGTCCGTGTATGTGATCATGGCCTACCTGTGGTTGAAGTACGGCGATAGCTGGATGTTGGCGTCGACCGGCGTTCCGCGAGTGCCGTAGGTGAACACGGACGCATCCGACCGCGGCATCATGACGAGGCGACCGTCTGGGAGTCCGTGAGCGCCCGCGGTGTGGAAGCTGCCAGAGAATGTGTCCGGCAGATTTCGCAGCGTGTCGGTGACGGGGTCATACACACGCGCGACGGTAGACGTTCCAGGGATGAGAAACACAGTCCCATCTGGCGCGAGCTGCCCGCCGATGTGGCCGGTGGCTGTACCGGGGATTGTGCGAACCGTATCCCGCCGCCAGTTGTAGATGACCAGTGCCGTCGCGCCCTGCGGGATCAGCGCAATCTCGTCGCCGCTTGGCAGCAGGACTGCCCCGAAAAAATTGCTCACGCTCCCCAGCGAGCGGGAAGACGTAAACAGCGAGTCTGCAACAGGGTCGTAGATGCAGGCGGTGCTGCCGAGCGGCGCGACAAATACCCTGCCATCAGGCAGCAGCAATGCCCCAGAAGAAACCTGCCCTTGTCCGCTGACCGTCGAAAACGTCCCGGCCGGGACTGAAAGAGTCTGCCGCTGGATGTCGTACACACCTGCGGTGGTGGTGTTCAGATACGGTGCGAGATAAATCTTTCGCCCGCCATCGAACAGGCAGGACGCGATGTAGACCTGATTGCCAGGGAACGTGCAGTTGGGCGTGGTGACCGTATTGGTCGAAAGGTCAACGATGCGGGCCGTCGTCGACGCTCGCGGTGCGATGAAAATCCTGCCATCCGGCATCAGCACGCCGCCCGTAAAATTGGTTGAGCCGCCGAATGACCCCACGTTGTAGGTGCGGTTGTTGTGGGAGTCGAACACAAGCGCGCTCGTCGCCACAAATGGGCACGCAAGCGCGAGTCCTCCGAGCCCCAGCACGCTGCCGACGTAGTTGGTCGTCACTGCGGTGACTGTCGCAGCAGTGCGGACGGTGCCGTATCGCCAGTTGCTCGCGCGAGCCTGCGACTGCACGGAGTCCTGCATGGACGCCCAGTCTGTCTTGCGCCAATCCAGCGAGTTGTCGATGCCGCCGGGCATCTGCACCGGGCGAGCGGCGGCACCGCCAATCGCCAGAGGTGCTGCGACAGACTGCGACGACGGCGGATAGATGCCCGCGTTCAAAGGTCCGCACCAAGGGCCGTAACGTCGATGCTTTCCGCGTTGTGCGTGGACACGCGGAGGGACCATGAGGCAGACGGCAGGATCAGGTTGTTGTAGATCACTGACACGCGAGTTGATTGCACACTTGCCGAGACGGTCGCAGCCGCCACGGCGATCTCGTCTAGCGCAAAAAAGGACGAACCATCGTGCAAGAACACACGCACCTGGCCAGCCGTGGTGGTGACGCGAGCCTTGACGACCAATTCGGCGATGCGTGTCCCCGTGGCCGCCCCAGTGATGAGCGTCGCGACAGTTCCGCTGCCATCGCGGGCGGTGTTTCCGGTCGCGATGTTGACTGTCGCGATGCGGGGCGTCACGGCGAATGCTGGGCTGGTTGCCATCGAAAGCTCCTAGCGAAAAGTCTGCCACAAATATGAGTTGATCCCTGCCGCTGCTTTCTCCGACAACCTAGCATCGGCCAGCGTGCCGCTCGTGATATCGCTGGCAGCGTGGGAATGGTTTGTCGCCGCCGCACCGATGTCGGCTGCTGTCAGTGCATCGGTGCCACCCGTCGCGTGCGATGTTTTGTGAGACGACGGAGCAAACGTGGACGGCACTCCCGAGAGTGAGGAGTAGGCGATTGCTGGCGACGAGCCCGCCGTCACGCGACCTTTCGCGTCAACCGTCACGCTCGTGTAGGTGCCAGCCGAGACGCCCGTGCTCGAGAGCGTGGCCGCGAACGAACCAGTGCCGCTGCCTGTGACGTCTCCGGTGAGCGTGATCGTCTGGTCGCCCGTGTTCGTGCCGCTCGACGTGCCGCTGAATGTGCCATCCTGCGATGCCAGCGTGCCGAGCGTCGGCTTCCCAGTCAGGTCGGCGTAGCTGCCCGTCGTGGCGACCGTCGCGAAAGTCGGCTTGCCGGTGATGTCATCCCACGCCGTGCTGCCAGCCGTCACGTTGCCGACTGCCCACGCCGTGCCGTTCCATCGCACGACCTGGCCGGCAGTCGCACCGCCTTGAGCGAGCGACGAAAGAGGCACGGCAGACACGACGAGCGAGCCAGCCGAAACGCCCAGGCCAGACCCGACAGACAGAGCCAGCGCCGCCGCAGAGCCTGTGCCGCTGTTGGTAAGCGGTGCCGACACGGTCACGACGCCGCTCGATCCTGACGCACCCGGAGAGCCGGCAGCACCGCTAGCACCGACGCCCGCCTGCACGGTCGCCGTGACCGCTTGCGAACTCACGGCCGCCGTGATCTTGTCCTCGCTGACGGAGGCCGTCACCTGCTGCGGGCTTGTAGAGACGGTGATGCCCATCAGCGAGTGACCTCGACGAATCCAGTGAGGTAGCTACGTCGCACGCTGGCGGCGTCGGTCGCCGTCAGATCCCATCTGTACGTGCCACGCGGCAGGTCGACGGTCTGCGTGCCGGTCAGTGAGACATTCACCTTTCCTGCCGCCGCGTCCGTCAGCGTCGTCGTCATTGAGGCGAGCGTGTTGCCGCCGACGAGGGACGAGATCGTC